AGGGCCAAGGTGAAAGAGCTCGAGGCGGCGCAGCGCGACATCGCCAGCTTCAAGGGAATGACCACCCAGCTGGGCCAGACGAGCGGCGCCCTGCAGGCGGCCAAGATCAAGGCCGATGAACTCGCGCGCGCCCATGCTGCGGCCGAGAATCCGACCAAGAAGATGACCGCCGCCATGGCTCGGGCGGAACGGCAGGTCGAGCGCCTGCAGGCCGAAGAGGTCAGCCGGACCGCTCAGCTCGAAAAGATGCGGACCAAGCTGGACGCGGCCGGGATCTCGACCAAGAACCTGGCCGCTCATGAGGCGCGTCTGAAGGCGGAGATCGCGGACGGCAACTTCCAGCTCAAGTTGCAGGCTGATCGTCTGCACAAAGCCGCGCAGGCCCAGGCCAGGCTGAAAGCGGCCCGCACTCAATACGACAAGACCCAGGCTTTCGCCGGGTCCATGCAGGGCGCAGGCATGTCAGCCATCGGCGCAGGCATGGTCACGGCCGCGCCTCTGGTCGCGGCGGGCGGCTTGGCCGTGAACTTCGAAGACGCCATGCTGGACGTCAAGAAAGTGGTCGACTTCGAAACCCCCCAGCAGTTCGCTCAGATGTCCGACGACATTCTGACGCTGACCACGCGCATCCCGATCGCGGCCGAGGGCTTCGCCGCCATCGTCGCCGCCGCTGGCCAGGCCAAGATCCCGCGCGCCGAGCTGATCGGTTTCGCCGAGGACGCGGGCAAGATGGGCGTCGCCTTCGATTCCACGGCCGACGAGGCCGGGAAGATGATGGCCACCTGGCGCACCGCCTTCGCCCTGACCCAGCCCCAGGTCCGCAGCCTGGCGGACCAGATCAACTACCTCGGCGACAACGGCAACGCGACCGCCCTGCAGATCTCCAACGTCGTCACCCGCGTCGGCCCGCTGGGCAAGGTCGCGGGTCTGGCCGCCGCCCAGGTCGCCGCCCTGGGCTCGACCATGGTCGGCATGGGCGTAGGCGAAGAGATCGCCGCCACCGGCATCAAGAACACCATGCTCGCCCTGACCAAGGGTGAAGCCGCCACCAAGTCGCAACAGAAGGCGTTCGCGGCCCTGGGGCTGGAAGCCACCGCCGTCGCCAAGGCCATGCAGGCCGACGCAGGCGGCGCGATCATGGATGTCCTGACGAAGATCAAGGGCCTGGACGCCCATCGCCAGGCCGCCGTTCTGACGCAGCTGTTCGGCAGTGAGAGCGTGCAGGCCATCTCGCCCATGCTGAACAACCTCGACGCCCTGCAGGAGAGCCTCGACGCCGTCGGCGACGCCAGCCGCTACGCCGGGTCGATGGACAAGGAATTCCAGAACCGCATGACGGGCACGAAAACTGCGATCGAGACGGCCATGAACAGCGTCAAGGCGCTGGGCGTCGAGTTCGGCAGCGCCTTCCTGCCCCAGATCAAGGCGGTCTCGGACACGATCAACAAGGTTTCGACCGGCTTCCGCGACTTCGCCCAGGCGCACCCGAACGTCGTCAAGGCCGTCGGAACCGTCGTCGGCATCGTCGCCGCCGCCCTGCTGGTCTTCGGCGCCCTGGCCATGATCATCGCCGCCGTGCTCGGTCCCTTCGCCCTGATGCGACTTGCCTTCGTCATGACGACGCCCATGTTCGCGCCCCTCATTGCCGGTGTGTCAGGCGCCGCGAGCGCCTTCGCCGCCTGGGGCGCGGCGATGCTCGCCAACCCGATCACCTGGATCGTCCTGGGCATCGTGGCGGCTGTCGCTCTCGTCGCCGGCGCAGCCTACCTGATCTACAAGAACTGGGGCGCGATCTCGGCCTGGTTCGCCAAGCTCTGGCAGGACATCAAGGCCGGATTCAGCGCGTTCCTGTCCGCCTTCGCCTCGGCCTTCATGAACTTCACCCCGGCCGGGCATCTCATCCGCGCCTTCCAGGCGGTGTGGCCCAAGCTGCTGGAGTTCGGCGAGCGCTTCAAATCCTTCGGCGGCCAGATCCTTCAGGGCCTGGTCGACGGGATTAAGGGCGGCATCCCCGCCCTGGTTCGCGCCGTGATCGCGGCCGGATCCAGCCTGATCACCGGTTTCAAAAACCGGCTCGGGATCCGCTCGCCCTCGCGCGTGTTCGCGGGCTTTGGCGACGACACCATGGCGGGCCTGACGCGCGGCCTCGATCGTTCGTCCGCCTCGCCGGTAGCAGCCATCAGTCGGACGGCGGCCGCCATGGCGGCGGCGGGATCTGTCACGGCCTCGGCGGGCCTGGCCTTCGCCGAGCCGCCCAGCTTCGACGCCGCGCCGCGCTTCGCGCCTGGCGCCGGATCGGCCGGACCGGGCCGCGGCGCGCGCGGATCCTCTCGATCCGCGCCGACCGTTCACAACGAATTCCACATCCACGCGGCCCCGGGCATGGACCTGGAGGCCCTGGCCCGTCTCGTCGCCGAGAAGATGGCCGAGGCCGAGCGCCAGACCAACCTGGCCGCCCTGGACGACACCGACGAGTCCTGGAGCTGATCCCCCATGCTGATGAGCCTCGGCCCCTTCATCTTCTCGAATGACGATCTCAGCTATTCCCAGCTGCAGCGGCGCAGCAGCTGGCGCCATCCGACCAACGACCGGGTCGGGGCGCGCGCGGCCGGTCAATACGCCGGACCGGGCGACGACGTCGTCACCATGTCCGGCATCCTGGCGCCGGGCGTGATCGGCCGCGCCGAAGCCCTCAACGAACTTCGCGAGTTGGCTGACCAGGGCGAGGCCTGGCCGCTGGTCGACGGCGCGGGCTATGTCTACGGTGCCTTTGTCATCACCGACCTCGACACCTCGCAACGCGCCATGTTCGCCGACGGCGTCGCCATCCTGTCGGACTTCAACCTCACGCTGAAGCGCATGGGCTAGATTTCAGGATAGATCCAAGTGGACCACCCATTTTCACCAATGCTTTCGTGGGCAACGACCCCTTCCGGAGCGAGAGCGACGACCTTTTTCACCATCGAATTCATTGCACTTTTAAAAAGCGTGTAATCAATAATGTTGATAACTAGATCATCCGAGATAGTAGTCGACTGCCCTACCCACTCGAGCGCAAATAGATGTATACTCCAAAGCGACGACAATTGAGAGGCAGTTACATTTATATCAGAGTCATTAAACGACGCTGGCCCGAGACTTTCAAATATCCGCGACGAAGCTATCGTCGCTCGACTCGAAAGGATAATATTAGCAAATTGTGTTCTTTTTGACGGATCAGCAATTATTTGATCAGTAAAATCGATCATTAGCCTCATGCCGCTGCCGATGGATCGAAGCACCCATACACCAGCCTTATAGTCTGCCGAACGCTGCTCCTGCAAAGTTCGATCCCGTTCAGCGCGAGCAAGAGCTTCTTGATACCGGCGCTCATCGTTTGCCATCTCAGTCGCATGTCGCCGCTCTTCAGCAAACTGCGCGTTCGCCTGCCGCCTTTGATCGTCCGCTATCCAAAGAGCTACCATGGCTGCCAAAATCGCGCCTAGACCTGAGACCCACTCGCCAAGACTACCTAGCGTCGCGGGGCTTTCGGCAACTCTAATGACCGCACCTGCCGTCATGATCACAGCCAAGGCTACGACAATCTGCACCCATTCCTTCTTCATGCGCGCGAGATAACATGAGTCTTTCGGAGAGGGACCCCCAATCGAAAAACGACGCCCTCACGCGCGCCGGGCGCTATCGCCATCGGCAGGCGGCCTTTCGCCTCACCGTTGAAGGTCGCGACATTTCAAACATGGTGAGACCGCGCCTGATCAGCCTGAACCTGACCGAGAAGCGCGGCACGGACGCGGACGAGCTCGATCTCGTGCTCGATGACACGGACGGCCAGCTGCAGATCCCGCCGAAAGGCGCGCGGGTTACGGTCGCGCTCGGATGGCGCGAACCGGGCAGCGGCCTGGCGCCCGCCTTGATCGACAAGGGCGTCTTCACCGTGGACGAGACCTGTCACAGCGGCGCGCCCGATCGCCTGACCATTCGCGCCAAGTCGGCCGACCTGACGCGCGCCTTCCGGACCAGGCGGGAAACCAGCTGGTCGAACGTCAGCCTGGGCGACGTCCTGTCGGAGCTGGCCGGGCGGAACGGCCTGCAGCTGGCCCTCTCGCCCGCCCTGGCGTCTGTCATCCTTCAGCACCTCTCCCAGGGTCGCGAAAGCGACGCCGCACTGGTGACCCGCCTGGGCCGAGAGCATGACGCCGTGGCGACGGTGAAGGCCGGTCGCCTGGTCTTTAACCCGATCGGCGCTGGAACGACGCCGAGCGGTCTCGAAATCCCGCCCGCCACCATCACGCGCCGCAGCGGCGACGGTCATTCCTGGAAAACCGCTGAGCGCGGATCTTATTCCGGCGTCACCGCCGAATGGCAGGACCGCCAGGGCGGTCGACGGCGCGAAGTCGTGGCCGGGTCCAGGGAGAACGCCCGCCGCCTCGGCCGCATCTACGCGACCGAGAAGTCAGCGCAGAAGGCTGTCGACTCCGAGTTCGCCCGGCTTGAGCGCGGCAAGGCCGAGTTCAGCATCAACCTGGCCGTCGGCCGCCCCGACCTCTACCCGGAGCGAACCGTCACGGTGTCCGGTTTCAAGGCTGAGATCGACAGCACCGCCTGGCTGATCAGCGAGGTTCGCCACAGCTTGGACAACGGCCTGCGGACCTCGCTCCAGATGGAGTTGGCCGACAGCTGACGCTATGCAGATTCTTCGCCCTCGAACGGCGTCATATGTTAAGACCTCGGCGGGGGCTCCTTCGGGGTCATTTCAGTGAAAGAACAACGTCTCGGCGGCCGCGCGCCCTGCCCGCATTGCTGCTCGCCGACCACCTTCCGCACATCGCGGCAGATCTCGCCGACCTTCCGCGAAACTCGCCTGGCCTGCTCGAATGACGACTGCGGCTGGAAAGGCGTCGCCTCTCTCATCATCGAGCGGACGACGGTTCAGAGCGCTATGCCCAACCCTGCGATCCAGCTGGCGGTGGCGCCGCCCCGCATGGTCCGTCGCGATCGCGCAGGCCGCCCCCTGCCCGCCAACGACGACGCCCCGCCCGCGCCGCCCGCCATCGCTGCTCCCTAGGCCTCGACTCCTCGCTTCAGCGCAGCGACAGCCCGTTGGGAACGTCCGACCCTGAGAAGGGGCGTTGTAGCGACACTCGCCCTGCTCCCTGCGTGGTCATCAGTCATCCGTATAATCCTCGGAGAAAAATACGTCCGCGCGGCGGATAGAGCGGCTCGTGGTCCATGCTTCGAGATCAAGCAACCGATCTTCGACCTCACACGCAAGTGCGGCCCGCTCAGCCGTATTAAATCCCTCAAGGGACTGAATGCGGCGCCTGATTTCGTCTGGCCAAGCCTTCCTGTCTTCGCCGAGCTCGCTCCACTCGAAGGCGTGAGAAGCCACGGCATATACCTCCGCGTTCAAGGCCTCCCCGTAGCCCGAGCTGTCAGTTATGGGACTGCCAAATCTCTCAGCGACGGCCTTTCGACGCTCCTCCACCCGCGTCCGGACCCGCCGCGAAATTCGGTCGACAATCGGAATTATCATATCGACGCTGATGAGACGGTCGATCTCGGATTTCAGATCAGCCGTCGGTGCCTTCGCAGCGATCAATAGCGTCTCTACCTGATCGCTGAGATCGAGAAGCTCGCGACGAGTGAACCCCGTCATCAAGCGATTCATTCGCGGAGCGGCGGTGAGCGTGGTTTTTGCTAGGACACCGAGAAGCTGG